AGATTGATACGGAACGGCTCCATCGCGAAGTTCGTGTGGCGCTTAAACAGACCCTTCCAGAAGGTAATCTGGGGATTGCCGGAAAGGTATGCGTCCTGAGCACCGTAGGCGACGAGCTGTAGTAAACCGCCACCCATTTTGTATTTATATGTTAGCTATAATCTTTTTTGTCAAAACCCAAGCGAGTATCGCATCTACTTGCGGAGACGACGAGTCTTACGAGCCGTCTTGCGTCCGCGGCGGCGCGCACCCTCAGCGGCAGGAGCAGGGGCAGCCATTGACTCCGTATCAGACACAGACTCATCACCATCAGCACCACCCTTCTTGCCCTTGGAGTACGTCTTCTTAGCCGCCATAATAACCTTCTTCAGGCCGTCACCCTTCTTGTACTGACCACGGCTCTTCATCTGCTTCATCGTCTTCTTCACGTGCGCTAGCCACTTGTTCGCCATTTTTATTTTAACGCAAGGAATTGTTTCGTACCTGCCGGGTTAGACCTGGATCTGGTAAATCGGAGACGTTTTCTGCATGGGCTGGAACGATAGTGATGGGTCTGGCATTACTGGAGTCTTGTACTTCTCCGGCACGATGGCACGCAGAGGTTCGGGTTTGAGAATTAGGCTGTTCTCCTGGAACTCGCCAATATACACTTCCATCGCACTATCTACCGATCCGTAATTCATCAAGTTCCACTGGCATCCGTACGTCAACAGAATTTGGGAATTCATATTGACTAAATCCGACCCAACATCTGGTACTACCATAGTAATATTATCGCGATTATGCTTGATTAGTTCAGCGCTGTCGTTCGTCTGGGCTGCCTGTGTATACGTCAGACGACGTAAGTTCGAAGTACCCCACGATAAGTTCACTAACTCTTCCATGAGAGTACCCTTCACTTCTGCGCCTGAAATGATGATGAGCTTGGACTGGAGATTGCAAATAGGTTCAATCGCCAAGTTCTTCCGCTGGTACCCGAACGCCGCTCCTAACAAGTACTGGTGGCACGACGATTTCAGGGCTTCGGCACAAGCGTTCATGACATTATTGTTCGTTGTATGGAATACCAAACTCAGAACAAACGGATCGGATGAAACTGGGCAAGCTACTGAGTTGAAAGCATTATTGGCAATTGCCACACAGCATGCTCCAAACGGAACAGTATTGTAAGCATAATCTGTGCCCAGTTTCTGGTTCTTGAGTCCTACGACAGGCCCTCCAGACCCATCATCGTAAATATCCAGCTCAACTAACCGAGGACCAGCTTTGACCAGCATGGGAATCACATTATCGGAAATGTAATCATAAATCTTTGCTCCGGGGAACAGGGAGTAGGCTGAAGATGCCATATAGTAATCACATAAGCGGTATGATGGTGTCGTAGGGCAGCCTAGAGGTGCCAAAGCCATGACCGAATTGTACGCGTTGAACGTAGGTTCGGCTTTAATCTGTGCCTGGACTTCAGATGGCGTCAGAGCCATGTAAAGAATCCATCCTACCAGAAGGATGAGCACAACAGGAAATATCATAAGAAAAGAATATCCGTAAATCTCCATTATTATTTAGGAGTAGTAATAAACGCCATCGTAACTACGTAAATAATCAGTGCAACGGCTGCAATCTTGGCTCCGAACTTAAACCAACTGTACCAAGCCGGTTCTTCCTCCATTTATACTTTGAACAACAAACCCCGAAAACCTCTTACCACTTGATCTGGAATACGCGATTTCATTGGAGTTCCCATTAAACAGCATAAGTGGAAGTAGAGGCAGTACATACCACACTCTGAATCTTCATACTGATGACGTGTCTTATTGTAGGTTAGCTTCATCGGAGCCTTGTGGATTTTCGTAGCGTCCCACGTTTCTGACCACCGTTTCATCAAATTCACGATCTCTTTCTCGGGCTTTTGGGCATATGAGTCAAAGTATGTGATACGAGGAAACTCTAGTTCCGGACGAATGTCGCAAAACAGAGCTATCCAGTGTTCGCCCGGACCCGTGCTCTTATCGGTATTAAAAACAATTCCAATTTGGCGGTAACCTTTATTGTAAATAGATTTGATGTCCATGGAGCACAGCGAATTCACTAAACATGCACCTGTTTTGGATTTCTTGCCAAAATCTATTGGTACTGTACCGACGTAATAGTATTCAGTAAACACTTTCTTAAACTGCTTCTCAACGGCATCAATATCCAGCGAAGACAACCATTCTTCGGGATTAGATTTCCACGACGAAGGAGCTTTCGGTTTAGAAAGCATGGATAAGATCATACACTCCGTAGATCGGTCACACTTATCGTGAAGACGGCTCTGGATATTTTTCCAGACGTCTTCCGGTTCACCTGACCGAACGGTTAGCTTAGGGTTTTCTTTATTGAAAACCTGGCGCAGGTTTTCTACTTCGCGAGCATCGAAGTACATTATATTGAAAACGGATATTGTTCTATCCCAGATCTGATGATTAAAAATGAACGATCTCAAGAGCTGTATTAAGCAGTATCGCCAAATTGATGATGAGATCCGTGAGCTGAATAAGCAGGTATATGAGAAGCGCGATGCCCGTAAGACGGTAGAGCAAGAGATTGCGGTTATTATTCGTGATCCGCAGTTCAATGCAATCAAGAAGATCAAGCTAGAAGAGGATGGATCAACAATCTCGTTCAAGCGGCCAAACGAGTGGGTAAAGCCTTGGTCTTTGAGTCAGAAGGAGCTAAAGGAACTTGCGACGCAGTACTTTACAGCTGCTGGTCAGCATGATGCCGATGGATTGGTCAAGTTTATTATAGATACGCGGAAGCAGTCTCTGGTGGCTACCGAGTTCAGTTTTACGCGAACTGTGCCTGGCGAGCAAGATGAATAATGTCTTAGATAACAGTAATGTCGCTGTTTGCCAATCTTAAGGAAGCTGCGGCTAAAACAGCGCGCGACGCGGCAATGTCGCAAATTCCCGTACTTATTGAACAGTACGGGCAGCAAGTTGATGATGCATTAGTTGCTGCGTTAACAAAATTAAAAGAAGAGCATCCTGAAAAGGGCCGGCTTTTTTTAGAAAATTGGCGACCAATTAATGCTAATGTAGAGAAGATTCTCGGATCCGGCGGTCGTCGTAAGCGTACTCGTCGCCACAAACGTCGTGCGCGTAAATAATCTAGAAGAAGTATAATGTTAGCCAATCTTTCTGGAAATTTTGAAGCTGCGAGGCAAAAAGCACTAGCCAGTGCAGCAACGGCTCGTGAACACGCTGCAGGTCTTGGCGCTATAGCCACAAATCCAGCTAATTTCCGAGGTCTTCGTACTCGTGTTGGAACTCTGCGTAATACCGCTAGCCAGGGATTATCTTATGCCAAATCATTTGCGGGCGAACAGCTATCTAAACTAGCTCCAGCTGTAAATAATACGTTGGACAGTACCAAGACTACTCTTTTAACTGTAATTGGAAATATTCGCGATTCTGCTACGTTACAAAGTGTAGTAGCCAAGTGGAACGAACTTGATGCGGCAGTTCGTGCCCAGTTAGGTAACGAGATTCAGGCGGCGAATGTACCGTATGGTCCTGCGGATGCTCCTCCGTTTCCTCCGTATCGTCCCGGAGCAGGACGAAAACGGACTCGCCGGCATAAACGCAAGGGACGTAAGTAAACACAAATGCAGCAAGTTCAGTACAACCCATTCAATTCAAAAAATCGCTTGTTTACCCGATCGGATATTCAAGCGATTCTTTCTAGACACGGATGTGAATTTGATGTCACAAACACTGACCTGTTTCAGAAAGCGATGGTTCATTCATCGTACGTAAAGAAGACGGAGTACACGTCTCCAACGGGAGAAGAAGCTCAACTAGCTGAAAAGCCACGCGAATGTCTTGGTTTGTTTGATGAATCGTACGAACGTTTGGAACATTTGGGGGATTCAATTCTGGGTGCGTGTGTATCCACTTATCTAATGAAACGGTTCCCTGAAGAAAACGAAGGATTTATGACCGATTTGAAGAAGGAGATAGTGTGCAATGAAATGTTGGGATCACTCAGCCAAAAGATTGGATTGGATAAGTTCTACATCATTTCAAGGCATAATGAAGATGTATGTGCTGGACGAGTCAACTCCAAGAAACTAGGAGATATCCTAGAAGCGTTTATTGGAGCACTGTGGACTGATTCGGGCAATGATTTCCGTATTCTTTATTCATTCGTAATCTGCTTGGTAGAAACGTATATTGATATCCCCAAGATCTTGATGAATAATCGGAACTTCAAAGAACAGTTGCAGAAACTCTACCAGGCCAAGTTTCACCATACTCCGGGATATGCCACCATTTCTGCATCAACAAATATGTACACTATGGCGGCGGTAGATGAAAGAGGTAACCATTTGGGTATTGGAACAGCTCCTACGAAAAAGCAGGCAGAACAGATGGCAGCCAAGGAAGCTATTTCAAGGCTTTCGGGGAATGCGACGAACAAGTAGTTCCCGCTGAGTTCCGATAGGAGGCGTATCGTCTCCTTCGGGTACACCTTCAATAGAACGAAGAGCTTCAGCTACACGCTGAGGCTGATCGGCAAACTGGATAAGAAGCTGAGTACGAATAGCATCGCGACGAAGAGGAGGACGAGACGTACGAACTGACCGACTCAAACTACCCTGTCCTTCCAGCTTGAAATCGTCAACAGAGTTATCGCGCATGAATTTCAAAATATGTTCTGAGTTCTGCGTCTTTTTATCCCTGATCTGCTTGATCTGAGCACGCAGAGACCTCTCCTGATCATCTAGGGTAACCCACTCCTTCAGGATCGTGCGCACTTGTTCCGTAGAGTCCTCGGACATTTGGTTAACTTACGTCGCCTCGTTGAAAATCGCTTGCCGGCAGCAGCTGGAGCGGCAGGAGGGTTTTCGGGTACACTCAACTGCGGAACGACAGAAGTAATGGTTTCTCCAACTAGAGGAATGTTAGCTATTTGGCCACGATAATGATTTACCTTACTTCCAATTTTTTCCAGCTTACTCATTGCTTTTAGTATAGGAGCTCCAATACCTGGAAGAAAATTTATTATGTGAACTATAGCCTGAGCATAATCGCCTTGAACCATGGCAAGAGTAGCTCCAAACGCAGCGGCAATTCCAGTAAAAATCCCTACGGTTGCAAACCCTATAGGACCACCTATACCCGTAGCGATACCGTTCACACCTGAAACTCCAGTCTCAATAGCTCCATTTATTCCCAAAGACGCAAGTTCGTACGGTCCTTCACCTACCGTATCTCTCACGAATTCAGATGGCTGTTTTGCCGCCCAAAGAACATTTTCTGCTACTCCCGAAATTGGAGTTGGATCATTGCGTTTCAATAATTCGCCTGCACGGTTAATTACTTCATTCACGACTGGAAGCTCACCTCGTCCTCCCTTCTGTTTAAGACCTCGGTAAACTTGGGTTGCCGTTTCCTCGTCAAAAATTGGCCTTTCGTGCTTCTTATCGTAAAAGAAATGCTCCTGGATCTGTTTAGGGGACCGGAATTTGTGTTTTTTCAGGTAGTGATACAGAGTGAGTAATTTTACGATCTGTTCGGCGTATGCTTTCTTTTTTAGTTGTTTGTCAAGGTATCGCTGAACCTTGCGTTCATCTGATGTTAGTGGTTCTTCATAGACCCACACCATTATTTAATACACACAAAACAATGGATGAGTCAATTGCTCAAGCATCATGGAACTCTCAACTTGAAAAAATACTATCGGATGAAGGAGAGCGTTCGTTGTGTTACTCTTGGCTCCACGACAGATCAGAAAAGTTATATTCTAGGTTACACACTGCCATAACACTGCCTTCAATTGTGATGGCAACTCTTGCTGGTTCTGCTTCAATTGGAACTACATCTTTATTCCCAAATCCTCAACTTGCAAATATAACTATCGGAGTTATAACCTTGTCGGTAGGTTTGTTAACAACGGTATCTAACTATTTCAGCTGGGCAAAACGATCAGAGTCTCATCGTATAGCCGATATAACGTACAAAAAGATTTATAAATTCATCTTGATAGAGTTATCTCT